GATACGTTTTTTTGTGAAGTTCTGGTTTACATTTTTCGCCGTCTTAGGCACTATACAGAGGTTGTCAACAATTTCGTTGGCAATAAAATAGCCGGTTGTTAAGGCTAAAGGAAAGAAAAGTGAAAAAAAAGAAGAGAAGCCATTTTAGAAAAACCCAAGACGAGCACCCAGAAGATTGTTGGGCTGTTAGCACACAAAATTCGTATACAGAAAGAATTTCGGAAAACTAAGGAGACAGCAATTGGCGACACCATTAGGCGATCGCATTAAATCATTAAGAGAGAAGTTAGGAATCAGTCAGTCAGAGTTAGGACGCATGGTTGGACTTTCAAGAGCATCGATAAGCCAATATGAACTGGGAGCAGTTCAAGAGATGAAGATGCTTCAGTTGGTTGCTATGTCAAAAGCGCTTCAAGTTGATCCCGAAGAACTAGCGACAGGAGTTCCTTCTGCCAGAGCGGCCTTTCAACGAAGTGACATTTCCTTCGTCCCTCTCGTTATTGGATTAGAACTAAACGACCTTACTGCGAGGAGCGATATGTTCGACGACAAGGAGCGCAAATTCGTGGCTACTAGCCTAAAAATAAAAAACGGATTTGCGGTTGAAATCACCGACGATGAGATGATCTCGTCCGACTCACCATTCAAAGTCGGAGGCTTTGTAATTTTTGATGCAGACGCGCAACCTGTCTCTGGGGACAATGTTCTAGTGAAAGTTGCAGGGTTGGAATCACCCCTCTTCCGCTCTTTGAGAATCAGCGGTTCACGGCACATCCTGCGCCCTTTGAACACTCAATTCCAAGCAATTGAAACAACGGCAGGTGAATACGAAGTTTACGGCGTAGCGAGAGAATTTAATATCAAGATATAGGTTTTTTCCGCAAATCATGAAAAACGCTCGGTAAATCCGGGCGTTTTTTTTATCTTAGATGTAAAGTGTTTATTGCTTTGGTATGTAAATTTGCGTATATTACCCTTATGACCTTGATAGGCGTGTGCCAACCGAGCGCTTTATCGGTTGGATGGTTTGAGGCTACCAGTCCAATTGGCGGCAGTCATTTGTCTCCTCCTCATAAGCGGTCGTACTCCCGCCTATGTCCTCCCTGTATACGCGGTTGGGAAAGCCTCTTGAATGCGGTCAGCGGCCCGCTCTCTCTCTGGTCGGGGGTGGCGTTCTTCCGTTCGCGTCATCTTGAGAAGGGCGGGCCTGTTGATCCCTAAAAACAAAACTTGGAAAAGCAATGCATACAAGCGCTTCGTTGAGAGTCTTGATTGTTGTTTGTGCGGTCATTCTGGGTGGGACGACAACCAAATCATTGTCCACCACGCCATCGCCATACCCGGACTCGATTTGGGAAAAATGGGGGGGAAAGCAAATGACTCTTTTGGCATCCCCCTGCACGTTACCTGCCACAACGAGTTTCACGCCCACTTTGACAAATACAAAGAGGATCAACCCCTATGGCTGATGAGAACATTGGAGACGGCGGTGCGTCATTTCGCGCCGACCCGCTGAATCTCACAAGCGACGCAATGATCGAGATGCTTGTTCTCGAAAACTTTCGAGACTTCGCCCGCATGATCAAGGGAATCATGCTCAGGTTCATTGGCGACCACCCCCTCACTGAAGATGAGACAGCAATCGCCTCTTATATCAATCAGTGCGCTCTCGCGAGGGAGTCTGAACGTGAGTGAACTGGTGTCTGACGAAAGGGTCGAAAAGGCTCTGACCTACCTAGCCGAGACAGACCTCCCCGCCGCCGAGGCAAAGGCTAGAGCCAAAGCGCTTGAGGCTTACGGGAAAACGGTCAAAGCATTCGGTCTGCTTGAAGCCAACGGCACAGTGGCAGAGCGCGAAGCAAAGGCGCTGATCTCTGAGAAGTACGCCGAGTTTCTCGATGACTACGAGAGAGCGGTGATAGAAGACGCGCACTTTGCAAACAAGCGGGCGACCGAGTCTGGGATTGTCGAGGTCTGGCGATCTTGCCAAGCGAATCGCCGCAAAGGGAACGTGTGATGTTGGGGAGGCGATACACCAGAGAGCAAGTGCAGAACGCAGGGCAAGAAATCTCTGATACAGCGCAAAGACTCAAGGTCGAACTTAAAGAGATGGTGGCTGAATGTGATGACGCGCAGTGGTTGCGCTCACCTGATCACGCCGCCGACTTTCACTACCTATTGAAAGAACTTGCCTACACCATAAACCAAGCCGCGCAACATATCGATAGGTTTGTCGCAATCATCGAATACGACGATTTGATCGAGGAAAACAAATGAGACTACCAGAAGAAAACGATTATTTGGTTGACCTCCTCCCCGAGGAGTCACTCACCACAAGCCGCGAGATAAATGAGATTTCAGCGGCGTTGTCAGCGTCCTTGGAGTCCATCAAGGACATTCCGAAGAACACGCAAGCCTTTAACTACAAATATGCGCCGTTGGAGAGTTACACGCCAATGATTAGAGAGGGGTGCAAGAAGAACGGTCTGTTCGTAATGCAACCGCCTATATCGCGACCCGGAAAGATCGGTGTCGCCACCATGATCACGCACTCATCCGGCCAGTGGATAAGGAGCGAAGTGCTTGTGGACTTCAACGCGAGTCAGCACAAGAACGTCGCACAAGCCGTTGGAAGTTTGCACACCTACCTACGTCGCTATTGCTTGTCCGGCATCTGGTCAATCGCCGCGCACGGCGAGGACTTTGACGCTCAGGACATAACCGTTCCAGAGCAAAAGCCAAAAGCAAAGCCCGCAAGCGACAAATTGATTGCCAAGTTGGACAAGGCCGCGCAAGGGGGGAAGGAAGCGCTTACCAAAGCGTTCGCTGACCTGACCCCTGCAATGAAAGAGTCGCTGACATCGGCTCAGGTGGCCTCGTTGAAAGAAATTGCCCGCGCTGTCTCGAATGCAAATTGAGTGTGAGCAGGGCTCTCCAGAATGGTTCTTCGCCAGAAAGGGGGTATTGACTGCCTCAAACGCCGGGTCAGCGGCGGGTTTGGAGGGAGCATATATGTCGAGGTCTGCACTGTGGAGAGCGCTGAATGGAGAGGAGCGGCCAGTCACGCCGCCAATGATGTACGGGACTGAGCATGAGGAAGATGCGCGTTATGCGGGGGAAGTTGCATTGGGCCTTGTCTCTTGGCCTTGCGGTTTTTTTATTGATGATAGTGATACTTGGTTGGGCGCTTCTCCTGACGGCATCTTTGACGGAATGGGTTTGCACGAAATTAAGTGCCGTCCTGAGCGGCCTTATGAGGCCATCTCACCGCAACACTTTGCACAAATACAGATGCAACTTGCGGTTTGTGGGTGCGGAAGATGCTACTTCCAATCATGGACACCCGAAGAGCAACGAATCTGGATCGTCCCATTCGACAAAAGATACTGGGAGTGGCTGAAGCCCCTCCTCCAAGAATTCTGGGGTTTCGTTACAAAAGGAGAAGAGCCGCCACGGCTTCCCAAAAAAAGACGCTACCCAGAAGAAACTGTGTACAACATCGTTTATGAAGGAAAAAGTTAATGCCATACGAACACAAACCAAACCGCTTCTCACTTCTGAAAAACAAAAACCGAAGGGGTGACAACGATCCCGTTTACACGGGTGATGGACTTGTTGATCTTTCCGAGTTGGGCCTTGGATCAGGTCAAGCAGAGGTGTGGGTGTCCTTGTGGAAGGGGGAGACTCAGGCGGGTGACATTCGTCTGTCTGGATCGATACGAGCGAAAACACCTAAAGAATTTGCAGACCAACCGAAGAGCAAAGAATTTAACGACGATATCCCGTTCTGATCATGGACATTGTTACCCCGAAATGGGGAAAGAAAATTCTGTTTCGGCGCGACAGTATGCCCGTGGACGCTGATTCACACGGGCTGATCTGCCACCTCGAAGCATACAGGTACTTGGGTATAGGAAGACATTCTTTTGACCGCCACGTCAGGCCGCTTGTCCCGTCCTACCGGATCGGAAATCGAGTGATGTTCAAAAAAAATGAATTAGCAGATTTCGCTGATAGAATTGCTCGGGACACGGCCTCTCATCGGAGGAAAGAAAGATGAAAGGACTGGTTAAATGCGGTAAATCTGGGTTGTGGCGGTATCAGAGGACTGTGCGGATACCGCCGGAGTTGGCTTTCAACCCTGCCGCAAACAAGTGCGTCATTCGTGGCTCAACATACGAGGACGATTACGACCTTGCGGTGGAGGTTTTTCTAAAAGTGATTGCGAAGGCAAAGCAAGAACTTGAGGAAGGGCCGAGGAGAAAGGTGTACACGGTGAGAGATGGGCTTGACCAATACGAGCAAACGAGGACAACCAGACAGGCGCAGTCCGATGCGGCTTTTCACATCGAGACTATCGACCGTTTTTTGGGAGATGTTCCTTTGCGCTTGATCCACACCAACCACCCCAAGGTTAAAGAGATGATTAAGTATTCTCTCGACCGAGGGAACGCGGCGGGGACGATCAACAAGCGGCTCGGCGTTCTAAGCCATATCTTGAGGCTTGCAAACACCGAATGGCGAGATGAGGCAAATCGAGCGTGGATAGATACCCCCGGATCGATCAAGCCATTGCCGGATAACCCGGTTGGCGGGTATCCGTTGACTGGCGGTCAGGAGCGGGCTTTGCTGTCTGCCCTGCCTGATGTTCTGGCTGACATCTCATCGTTCGCGATCCACACAGGGCTCAGGGACAAGTACATCCGTGGGCTCCGCTGGGATCAAGAGGTGTACATAAGAGGGGTCGGATCGGTTTTCGACATCGGCAATAAGAACGGCATCCCCCATCGGGTGGTGCTTAACTCAATCGCCGCCGAGATAATCGAGCGCAAACGGGGAGAACACGACGATTTTGTGTTTACACACAACCGCTTGGGTTTAGATGGTGTGAGGCATCCGTTTATATCCCCTTTCAACAGAATGCTGTTTAAACGCGCTGTAAGCGCCGTAGGGCTCAGTGACGCTAGGGGCAAGGGTCATGGCTTCAGATTCCATGACTTTCGCCACACGTTCGCTACGAGGCTCAAGGCGATGGATGTGCCCCACAGGACGATTCAAGACCTTATGGGACACGCTAATGGGAGCGTTACGGCCCACTACACAGCGGTTGAAACGACCAATCTTCTGTTGGCTGTGGAGCGGTTGGTTGAGTGGTACGATCAGGGGCCGACGCTGTTTGTCAGGAAAACGGGTCAGGCGGCGTAAAGCAGATGCAAAAATTTTTCACTTGTAAGTGATTGATTTTTCGCAGATGTTTTATTCGTCAGAGTCCGTAGTCCTACCGCTAGACGATCCCCCAACGGGAACGGTATTTTAGGGAAAAAGGTGTATTAATTCAATCATTTAGATGACGAGAGGCCGTGTCAACCCTTGTCACTCTTCCCGAAATACCCACTTTACATTTGTACTCTTGTGCTGATTCGTGTCGAAAATGCTACCGACAAGTGCCAGAATCGATCCTCGGCGAGGGGGCGTTCTTGATTTGTCCTCGCAGAGCCTACTATATATATAGTAGGTTGGTCGGTTGGGTGCGTTCCCCTCGCTTTATTTCTTGCCGCCTACGATGATGTCCCAGTCGATCTCGGCCACGGTCTCGGCAGAGGTGTCCTTGATCTCAATTTCCTGCTCGGTTTTTGATGGAATCAGTGCGGTCGCGATCCTAACGTAGGTGCTTGGGTCTTTCTGCCTGACCTCGGCAATTACTGAATCACCGTACATCTCGAAGTCCATAAGCATTGCGTCGGTGAATGCTTGCGAGAACTTGTTCCGTGATCCAATCCTGCGTCCTGCTCGGTTGATCCGGGGATCGTTTTTGACAAAGGGCTTGCCCAAAGGCTTCTTCTTAATCTCACCAACAGAAAGCCCGCCATTGGCGGGCTTATCGGTTACTTTTTCTTCTTTTTTCTTAGCCATCTCTAAACTCCTCTGGAGTATGCTCTGCGACTTCCTGCCGGAGCGCCCAAACTTCTGCGGGCGAATCCGAGAAAACCCCCTGTTGACTTAGCATTGCATAACACGCCGCTAACTTCCCCCTCATGCTTTTCGTCTCCAAAAGAACTTTCTGGAATTGAGGGTTCGTGACGTGACGCGCAACTGCTAACTTCATATTCGGCTCCTGATTAACAATGTAAAACTCATCGGACATTGGCTGACTCCTTAGAAATAAAATCATCCAAGTCCATCTTTTCGTACTTTCTACACAAGTACTTTAGGCTTAGTTCCATAAGATCGTAGTCTCCGTTTTCTACGCCATTCAAGACAACAACGCCCTGCCAAGATTCCTTGGCCTGCGGCCCCAGATAGTCCTCCTTGTGCAAGTAGCAACTTCCGCAAATCAATGCGCGTTGCACTGTTCCTGTCGGTAGGGTTCTGGACGCAACGTCTTTTCCTTGTCGGTGTCCTTGGACGAACGACAATCCGACATTGCGTAATATGTTGTGTGCTGTGCCGCCGTAAGCGCGGCCAGTATATGGAGCGTAAAAATAGTGAGTGAAGTAAACGCCACCTATCTCGTTTACCTCTTTGAACGGATGGTAAATCCAACCATCCCGATTTAAGGATTCTTCGGACAACACGCCTTCGAGTACTGGATTGTCATCGACGTAACGTGTCAGTCGGTATTCGTGATTGCCGCCGTGCAAATGAAACTGCGGCTTCTTCTTCATGGGCTTGAGGGTTTTCCAGAACAAGTCCATCGCCTTGTTGCCTGCCTCAATATCCTCAAGGACGCGCTTGCCCTCGATTTCCCTTCGGGAAGAATATGAACTCAGGGATGGGAAGTCCCAGTGATCGCCCAAGTGAACGACGTAATCGTCCTTGGTGAGATAGTCTCTGATCGCTTTTGCGGCCCACTTCATGTGGGCAATAGGTACGCCGGGTTTAACTTGCGTGTCTGGGATTATGAGAATCTTCATGGAATTGACCACAGGGTGCTGATTCCACAAGGGTCTCGATGCTGATCACCATGCCCATAGGAATCCGGTTAAGCCCACCCCACTGGTCGGTATCGGGTAGATGAGAATCTGCCAACACAACAAAATCCGTTTTCTTCTTTCCTGACGAAACAAGATATCCAACGGTGTTAATTACCCACGCCTTTCTATTTACATCTTTTAGGTCATGCCATCCGCTATGCTGATCAGCGTCGATCCATGACACTCGCACAACCTGATGGTTACAGGTCACTTCTTGCTCCCCGGAGCAGGAATAATCCACCCTATCAATAGAGGGATAATGACTGGGAGAATAAGGAAGCCCGCTAGAACCCATCCTGCGACCTCCGAAAGTTTGCCAAGAAGACTCCAAATGTCATCAACTTCTTTGGCAATGATCTGTTCTGCATCTCTCTTAACCTCATACAAAGTCAAGACTGGCTCAAGTATCAACTCTCCGGCGAGGTCTCCTGCCGCCGCTCCAACAATAGCGCCCGGAACCCCAGCGGCTACGGCTCCCGCTGTGGCTCCCACAGCAGTTGTGCCTACCTTCGTTATCGTGCCGCAACCAGATAATAAAACAAAAAGTAGAACTAAAGAAGACAGGCGAATCATTCTGGAGCCCTAATACTTCGGAGCGGATTCTCGCTATCTTTGCCCATCTCCTCGTCTCGTTTTGCTCTAAAAAGAACAACACGTTTTGCGTATGTTGTTTTCAGTTCTGCAAGACGATCTAACTCTGCTCGTTTCTCTGCCGGAGTCATGTCGGACTTGTAGATGAACCCAATGCGCTTGTTGATCTTCTGTATTTCGGCGTTTGCGTCTTGATAGGTTTTTACCCATGCCATCGTGTCTCGGTTATCCATTGCAAACTGTCTGGCTTGATCATATTCAAATGATCGCTTGTAGCCGTTATATGCTTGCTTAACCGAATTAACCTGATTCATCTGCTCGTAGAACAGAGTCATATACTTATTGTTTTTTCGGGGAGCGGCTGAATAAAAAGAACCTATTGGCACTAGACCAGTCATCTCGTCAACTCTTGTCAACGGTTCGACCTGATCGGACATCAAGATGTCGAACGCGCCAACCGTAGTAGCCCCAAGCCAACCAAAATATCCCTTTATTAAATGATCTATTTGAACTGGAGAAAGATTTAACTTAAGTTCATCCCCGCCAAAACTTTCGATGACTTTGCCAAGAGCGAGAGATGCAGTTTTTGCGGCCTGAGATGTGTACGGCCTAATTCGCAATGCGTTCGGAAGAGTTGAGATTTGCCAAGACAGGTTCTCGATCTGCCTATCGGTAAATGCGTTTTCGTTTTTCCAGAGTTCTATAATTGGTCTAGCAATCTGCGGCCTAAAATCAAACGCTAACTGATGAATTACGATTTCTTGCAAACGATTAACAGTGTATTTGTTTATATTTTTGTTTATCGTTTCAGAGCCCGGTATTTCAGTGCCAACCTTTCTTAAGAAATTTTCAGTGATTCGGTCTCCAAGGGAGGCAATTGCCCCAATCTCAAAAGGCTTTGGAAGGAACAAGAAGTCTGAAGTGCCGGGTATCTTTATCGGCCAGTAAGTCTCCTTCTGCCACTCTTCCAATTCGTCGTAGTCCTCGTCACCTTCATAGGACAACCGAAGAAGGATGCTCGCCAAAGTGATCGTTCCCACTACAGCAAGAAGACGAGCCCTGTCACCGCCTCTCTCTCCGCTTCGTCCTGCGCGTACTAACTTATCGAGGCCTTGGATGCGGGCGTTTAAGAAAGGCATCATGCCGATCAACCATTGCGCCGCAACGCCTCGACCATGAGAAGAGAAGTTGAGAAGGTCTCTTGCTTCAAACGATGCTTGAAGATGACCCACTTCTTCTTTGCGTTGCATATACAGAGATACCCGGTTGGCGTTCTCCATACGGTTGCCAATGTCTTGATACCAGTTAAACAACTTTCCGAGAGCGCGTTTTGCTTTTGCAGGAGAATCTAAGATGCTGTCATTGCCAACTGCATCTACCATCCTGCGAATTGCACCGGGGTCATCGTTGTAATAACCGAACTGGAATATCCCTCCTCCCATCATCATGTCTGCGGTTACGAGGTAGTCATCTTTCAGAGCCTGATAACCTTTAGCCGCGTTGCCAAATGCGTTGTAACTTAATTTGCCCACGCCAATTGCTTGCATACTGTCTCGGATCATGTTCCGAATTTTGAATGCGGGCGAAGCGGTCACGCCTATGGTCAACCAACGCTTGAAGGTGGAAAGCACTCTAAACGCCTTACCGTCAATCCCACCCCAAGCAAGCGTTGACATGGCGTTGAGAACTAGAGGATCACCCACCTCGTACCAGACTTTCTTGCCGTTTTCCAAAACAAAAACGAAGTTGTCGAATCGCTCGTTACGGCTCTTGCCTTTCGAGAACTGCAACTGGGCAATCTCTTTGCCATCGGTCAACTTTCTGACGATCCCATTTCGCTCGGCAACCTTCATCGCCTCGACCCCGGCTTTGTTCTTCATGCTTGCGGCAATTAGAGAAGTCCAGTTCATGGTCATGTTGTGGAGCGCGTCGTTGATATTTAATTCGCTTCCACGCAAGCGCTTGATTACAGAGCGGATATTTACAAAGTCGTGTGCTGGGGTTGGGCTTTTGACCTTTTTACGTCCGTCTTCTGTGAACTCCCTGTAGAAAGGAACATAAAAATCAGTCTCCAGATCGGCTCGAACCTCTGGGTCGATTACTCCCGCATCAACCGCCATATCCAGAACAGATGCCTGTAACTTGGACATCTTCGTCATAGCGCGTTGGTAGGTAGCAACCCGGCTCTTGCCGCTCTGAGTGGTTCCTTGGTTTAATTTAAGACCCGCCTTTATCTCGTCTTCCGTAAAGTTCTTTTCCCGATCTTCTTTTGCAAGCCTGTTGGCTCTTGTAGCCACAAGCCACGCCATGAATCGATCTGCTTCCCCATCGAGGCTAGCCAAGATATCCATCAAGCCTTCGTTAGAGAAGTCGGTCTGGTACCAGTCAAACTCACCATTTCGGTAGACAGCCTTGGGAGTGCCAAAGTGCATTAGGGCGTGTAGCATCCCGTGTGTGTTTTCGGACAACTGCATCATTTGCCAAGCGCGGTTTGCATCGTCACCCATCAGGTTCTTTA